GGGGTTCTAGTATTACCCCCATCGGAGACAGAGGGAGACACAATAGAGACATCCATTTAATATGGATACAGAAAAAAAATAATATTAAGTAATTGTATAGAATGGCTTTTCAAAAAAAAAAAGGAATTTTTGCCAAAAAAATACAGAGGGCTTATCGAAAGAAAAGAGCGGTGAAACCAAAAGTTAATAAATTTATCAGACCTAAATATGCGGAACAAGTCCAATATTTAAAAGCTCGAGTTAATTATCAACTAAAAGAAACAGATTTTATTAATGTAGCAGACGGTAGTATGTATAACATTCAATATCAATGTCCATGGCAAAATGTCAGTGCAACAACAACTAATAGATGCTATTCCAAAGATTTTGAAAATATGATAGGTAATAATTCTACAGTCATTCAGCCATTATACCAAAGGTACAAATTAACTTGTATAGTTTATGAGTTCAGACGTCCAAAAATTACATATACCAGTAGTGATGTTCCATTCTATCCTACAACAATGTGCGGGACACAAATATGTCATGGTAAAGAGGTTTATGCTCCTAACTCCTCAACAGGAGTAGTAGAACCAGTTGCAAACCTAGCACCTCGTATAATTCATTCAACCCCCTCTAACTGGACTGAAGCAGTTGATAACTTAAGTTCTCAATTTCATATACACGGTTTTAAAACCGCTTTTAAGAGAGTATGGAAACCAGCAACCCCATACGAAAAGAGATGGAGAGATTATACCAACGGTGATCGCGAAATCCCCACAGGTTCTTTATATATATCATTGAAAGACCAAATGGCATTACCTGAACGAACAGGAACAACAATTCCGGGCGATTCAGTATTATTTGATGTAACAGCAACAATTTATATGGCATTTAAGAAGAGACTATAGGCTCGCTAACGCTCGCCTACTATTTATAAAAAAAGAATTTATAATCTGTATTCTGTATTTGTCACCGCTTGCCGGTGACAAATACACTTATATCTTTAAAAAAAACTACTTAAAAGAGAAAAAAAACCCATAAAGTTTAGTAACTACGGACGTAGTCTGTAATAAAACGCACGACTTGAGACCCGCAAGGTGAGCACGTTGCGAACCGCGGAAGCTCAAGTGGAGTGGATTTAGAGGAGCGTAGCTCCTCCTAGAGTTCAGAAATATTTATAACATTCCATCTATCAGAAGATAAAGCAGAAAAATCAGGTTCAACATTAGAGAAGCAGAACACATGAGGCGAATTCATAATGATCATCTCACATTCATATTTGGATGAACAAAATAATCCATTTTTAACTTCTTCAATACCTTGATACGATATAAACGCATTCGAAGAGCGAGGAATATCAAACAAAATAACAGTTGGAAAATCTCCATACTTTTCCTTATACTTTAGTATAAGATATTTAAAATCTGAACTTTTCCCTGAACAAATTAAAGCATTATATTTAAAACAAAGTAATTTACATAAAGCAGTTTTACCTCTACAACCGTTAGGTTCCCAAACCCAATTAATAGTTCTGTCATCAGGTTCTTCCTTAATTGACTTAAAGACAAATCGTTGCCAATCGTATAAATCCTCTTCCTTTAAGCACTTTATGGGTTTAGGTATAACAAAATTAGTAAAATAATCTCCATCTTTAGAACAATATTTAATATTGTCATTCTTTGTTCCTTTAGCGGAAATCCAATGAATTTTTTTATTTAATTTAAAATATTCAATTGGTCTAAACTTTTTAGATCCTTCAACATAGCCTTGTAAGTGAGGAGTTCCCAACTCACCAACCTCCCGACCAAAAACATAAGAAACTCCTAAAGTTTCGAAAGTTTCACAGATATTAGAGACATCGGTAACGTTGTCGTAATTATTAAAAGTAAAGCACCACCTTTTAGCAAGACCTTGCCTTTTATTCTCCGATGGGGTTCTAGTATTACCCCCATCGGAGACAGAGGGAGACACAATAGAGACATCCATTTAATATGGATACAGAAAAAAAATAATATTAAGTAATTGTATAGAATGGCTTTTCAAAAAAAAAAAG